AATGGAATCTCGTAGTCTTTAAGTTCCAAATCTTTTACCAAAAATTCGTAACCATCATCACTCAACCGAAATGCTGTTTGTTTGTTTACTCTTGTGCTTTGCCACCATTTGCGACTGAACAATTTCATGTTAACGTCGTCGGTACTCTTACCCCATTGCTGTAAGAATATTTTGGTTAACACATCTCGGGTAATCATTTTAGAATAGTACCTTGCGTTAACTTGACCACTTGGAAGTCTGTAGTTCCAAATGTCAAATTAAGTTTCTTAGCAAGGTTGATAGCGTGACCTGGATTTGAAAAACTTGTTTTCTTGTATTTGGGTCCAGGATAGCTGGTGAGGCTGTTGAACGACTTCAAGTTAAAAGGCTCGTTCTTGTAGAATACTGCCCAAATGGCTTCAGCTTCCAAAATCTGTTCAGATTTGTAAGTGCGTTTATTAGTATTCTCTAACAGTACCTTGGGCTTGGGTCTTGACATATATGCATATCCTAAATATATACGCATATATTTATCTTTATTTGTCGCTAAAAGCACCACCATCCATACTTACACTAACAACTTCTGTATTGGTACTATTTTTAAGAGCGTTATACATGGTTTCGTAGTCTTGATTTAAACGATCCAGTATCTCAACCAATGCCATATTCAACAATCTAGCTTGCTGAATAGGCATTTTTAACTCTTTGCTTTGCGACAACTCGCCAGCACGTAGCAACTGAGCAAATTGTGAGATAGGACTAAGGTTAATTTGATTTTGCATTGGCCAGTACCTGTTTCATTTCAAACTCTGTTTTAAACGGGCCTTTGAATTCGTTGCGTTCCAGTGTAATAACTTTGGGGCAAAAGCTCTTGACCCACCCTTTGTTAAATTTAATAACATAATAACCAGCACAATAAAGGCTTTTACTGGCATTGCTCTTGGTAAACAGTGGTAATTTGTTTCTAACGTCATACATACTGTTGTATGGTTTTACGCTAGTTGGAAAACCGTGACAATCGTTGGGAGTTGATTGGGTAACTTTAACTTTAGGATTGGAGATAAAAAATTGTTCTCCAAATTCTTTGGTTAAGTCTTGTTTTTTATTAAACATAACTTCGCCTGATGTACTACTAAGCACGAACTTATTGTTTTCTTTTTTATGTAGGGTAGCAACTTTATTACCGTCTTTTTCTACAATCCAAAATTTACCATCCACTATAGGCTTGGCATGTATTTCTGTCATAATTGTCTCCTTGATATTATCCCGCCCCGAAGGCGCTGGAATAATGTATGTATTTATTCTCATTATACCGCATCTTTTGCAGGATATCTTGCTTGTAACGGTTCAGCATACGATTGTATGTTGTCTGCAATCTTCTTCATGTCCCATGTATTACAGAATTTAAGCATACGTATACCCACTTGAGTAACATCTTTTGGCACAGCGTTTGCTTGAATGGTTGCTTTAATTTTTTCTTTAATTTCAGGAGGCTGTGCAGTTAAATCACACAACTGTACATTTCGTTGATAGTCTTCAAGCACACGGTGTTCGACGCCATTATGGTCAACCCACCTCTGCAGCATGAGATTGTTCCACGCGAATCCTTTGCTTTTGCGATCTTCAAACGCTTCAGTAAGACCCACTTTGTTTTTACTACCTTTAGTACGCACACCTGGATATGCCGAGAACACATTGTCACTAGTATCGCCACGCATACATTTTTCGAACAGCATCCATTCCGGATCTTGTGCCGGCTTAGGTTCGCCTGTCTTTTTGTCTTTAACTGGCTTGCCTTTTGCATCAAAGATGCCTTCATGAGTAATATGTAAATCACCTACACCGTTATATTGACTAACAGTGGGGCTTACTAATTGTGCAAAGTCTCCGTCTGTACTGATGATAACATGTTTAGAATCTGGATGACTTTGTATCCAGCCTGCAATCAAATCGTCTGCTTCTAGATTAGGATGTTGCATCACAGTGCAGTTAGTTTTCTCTGTAATAAAATTCTTGAACTCGTCAAATGCTTCCCAGAACATCTTGTCTTCGTCTTGTTCTCGTTGTGTCATTGCCGCACGAGTTTCTGCACGGTTGGCCTTGTAAGGCTTGTAATGATCTTTACGCCAGCTTCGACCTTCGAGACAGAACACCACATGGCTACCACCAAAGTCTTGCCATGCTTTTTTAATGCTATTGAAAGTAATATGAAAAGCCATGCCAAGTTTAACATCAGCACTGCCTTGCACCACGTGTCTAGCACGAAAAAACGTGTTAGCTGTATCAACTATAATATGTGTCATTCGACTGATGCTTTCCCGTTACCAAGTTTGTTTACATTAATATAACCGCCATAGACACGACTTGTGTCTTGTCCAGCTTCGGCTAGCATATTGCCAGCCAAATCTCTGAACCAGCGATCCACTATTTCTTCTTCTGGATCGCCTTCAAAGCCGTATCCAGCTTGTTTCAATTGTACTATAAACTCTGGGTTCCAGTCAAGCTCAAAGAATCCATTTCTAATGTTGTCTTTGTTTACATGAGTATCCAATACAGTGACATATGGCTCGCCTCGAGCAGTAGCTCTGGCCTTTGGATCCATTTTGGCTTTTTCTTCTTTTTCTTGAGCTATCACAGTTTCAGCAACTGCCTTGTCTCTGGCTATTTGTAATTGTTCTTTTTCAGCTTGTAAAGCATCAAGACCTAGCCATTTTCTAAATAAATTTTTAATCATCAAGTTCCCCACTCATTTTTAAACAACGGCACTTGCAATCTATCGCTGTAACGCCAGCCACGTTTCATTGCCGCCAGCGCCACATTCTTATTGTTTAATGCATATACACTTTCTACTCCACCCACTGGCATCAAGTATACTGGGCCTTCAAATCCTGCCTTACGATAAGCTGCAACAGCACACTCTGCATCAGCAATGTCTTGTTCAGTTGCAACAACAAATTTTAAATATGTATAACCAATTTGCTCATAGTCGCAAACAATCTCAGGCTTAATGGCTTCTTCCCACACTTCACCGCTACAAGGTAACTTGGCACTAACACTAAATGTAAGACCTTGACACCATGTGCGACCGTTTTTATAACCCCAGTCTTTTAAATATTCTCTAAACTCTGGTGTAAGAGGCTGAGTACCATTTGTTTCAAATGTAATCTCTGCTAAATTTTGCATATTAGGATGACTTAGCAAGTCTGAGTAAGCACGTTGCCAACCTAGCAACGGTTCACCGCCTGTGATTACAAGATGTTCGTCCTTCCATTCCTTGTGCGGAATAATTTCCATAATGCGATCTACAATAGCATCTGTAGTAAGCATTGGACTAAGGTCTTTAAACTCAGGCATCCAGCTTGCGTAACTATCACATCCTGTACTTACCAGCGGCAAGTCTTCATATTTTTGAAAGGACTTGATCATGGTATGTGTTGCCGCAATGTCAGTTGCTTCGTGACTTGTTTCACCACGTGACATGCCAAAGCCAGCACATTTAAAATTACAACCAAATGTGCGTAAAAACACAGACGGGACGCCCATATAGCGTCCTTCACCTTGTATACTATAAAATAACTCAGCTATTTTTATTTTGCTCATTTTTTTTCCTAAAATCTTCTACATCTATTATAGCACTTTTTAATGTTTCTGCATAGTTCAAAGCGCCTTGTCTTTTCAAACAAACAGTTGATTGGGTGTCAATGTAACCTTTGGTAAGCAAAGTCCAGATATGATACCATCGTGTTTTAGACCAAAAATTAGTTCTGCTTGTGGTATAAATGGTTACTTCTACTCCAGTATCGTCTGCTTCAACCCACACGTTGTGGTCACATTCGCTGCTACCGCATTCGCAAGTGACTCGGTAAACTTTTGAATCACCCCAATCGTTGTGTTTTAATATTCCTTCAGCGGGTGTTTGATAATTTACTTGCATGTTTCAATCCATTCGTCTAATCGATTCACAGCTTCTTCAAAATCCACAGCCCATACTTTAGCTTCGATTTCGTTATCAACAATACTCATGTCAAACGGCACTGTGCCGTTGAATTTAAAATCGTCTGGAACATTCACACATACTGTGAACTCCTGTAAGTTTTTAGCACGACTGATAAAATGATCCATAATGTCTTTGGCGGTACTCATCTTGGGGCAAAGTCCTGTTGTAGTTTGATGTTATCAAAGAATTCTTTCTTTGTTCCTGCGTCAGTGGTAAACGCACCTTTAAGCACAGTGGTTTGTGTTAGACTAGAGTGTGCCATGATGCCGCGATTCTCACAGCAACCGTGTATGGCTTGAATATATACACCCACGTTCTCGCTATCTGTTGCTCGCATTATTTCTCTAGCAATGTCGTTGCAGAGTTCTTCTTGTAGTGTTCCTCGACGAGAACACCATTGTGCGATACGAGTATATTTAGAAAGACCAATGAGTTTATTAGCGGCAATGATACCGATGTAGGCAACCCCAACCACAGGCTGGTGATGATGAGAGCACATGGACCGTAGCTCACTGCGAACCACGAGCATGCCTTCGTAACGGTCTGCTGAATCATTTGGAAATGCTGTTGCGTCTGGTGCGGCTTCATATCTTCCTGCCATTACTTCGTTAAAGTACATTTTAGCAAGACGTCTTGCTGTGCCCTTTGAGTTAGGATCGTTTTCGCGATCAATAAGCAAACGATCAAGAACCGTTTCAAACGCTTCTGCGGCTTCGTCAATTAGTTGTTCTTTTACATGCTCATTATCGATATATTCACTGATGTTATCGCCTGCCCAAAATCTTTTACCTTCACGTTTCATTTTAAAACGCAGATAGTTGCCTAAATACTTTTCTTCTTTATAGTCTTTATCGTCGTCACCTTGCTGTTCTGCGCCAGCAAGCAAATTTTTGTATATCACGGATTCAGTCATTATTACTCCTATTTGTATATTATATAGGTTTATTTAGGTTTTTGCAAGTTATTTGTTGCTCGAAGTTGTCTACATGCTTCGCGCATCTCGTTAGTAAAGTCTGGACTTATTTCACTCCAAGTACAGTCAATCCTAACAACATCACCTCGTTTTGGAAGTGCTAAAAACATCATTGGTATAACTATTAAAAATACAATGATGACCACTGCTATTTTTATAGTCTCTCGCTTAGGAGTATTCTGCATAGGTCTGCATCCTTTTGATTTTTGAAATTAAAATACATAGCATCGTGTTTTGGATGGGTTGCATACCTTTCACCAGGTAACCCAAAAACTTCTAACACCATGGCACAAGTTTCATCCCACCAGAATCCATTCTGGTTATCCCATAACACAGTAATAGTATTGTCAGTCATTTGCGATAGTTTCCTCGTTCTGGGATAACGTGACGAACCCCGCCACGGGGATCTTCCATGTCTCCTGTGCGTCTAGGAATCATATGGACGTGGGGATACATGACCGTTTGGCCAGCAGCCTCGCCACAGTTTTGCCCGATGTTAAAACCGTCCCACTTTTCTGAGACAACTCCGTCGTAACCAAACTTGTATGCGGCTTTGAAACATTCGTGGAGATTTTCCATTTTTGTTTCGGTAGGCACAAATAACAAATGTCCTTCTGTAACAGCATAAGCATCCTTAAACACCCAAAAAGTTTTAGTTCTGTATTCTATTTCAGTCCACGGAGCAAGTTTACTTGCCAGTGCTTTTTCTAACTCTGTCATCGTTTTCTAACATTTTAAGTTCGTCTTTGAGATAATCCAAATAGTCCGATAGAACTGTTTTGGCTTTTAAGTCTGTAGAAGCGGAAATATCACTTGTTACTTTCTCAATTTTTTCTAAGAGTTCTTTAATATCCAAGCTCATTTTTTAGATCCAAAACGTAATCCAGTCAAACTGCCAAATATCAAGAAATAGGCCAACCATGTTTCCCATGTGTACGGAATTGCCAGTACTGGAAATAACACGTTCAAAGACCAAATACCCAACAATGGTCCAAATACAATAACAATTACAATTAGTGTAATGCCTAAAACAAGTTTAATTAATGCAGATGTCATAACCAAAAATCCTCCCAAGGATAAACAAGCCAACAATCTTCCTCAGCTTTGTTAACTTCCCATACGGAATAGTCAACTGATTCCTTGCTAGCCAGATTGTTAGTTAGCGTAGCAAAGCGTACATTTTGTCCCCACACATGTTCCCAACGAGCATCATTGGGCAAACACAATGATTGCCAGTCTTGTTTGATCCAAGCAATGGTAGAACCCTGATCGTTGATGTCATCAACCACAAGAATGTTTTTACACAATGGATCGCCTATACTGGCAGCATTGTATCCAAACGCATCTTCGGCCATGCCACAATTGCTGACACATTCCCCGCCATCGCGTAAACTCACATCCAGAGACTGCATTGGTACTTCCAAATATTGGCTCAGCAACACCGCAGGTATTAACCCGCCTCTAGTAATACCTACAATGTAGTCAGGTCGCCAGTTGCTGTTGTTAATTT